AGCATTTGGCAGCACTCCAGAGGCATCTTGACGATGTGTTTATCGGGGAGACAGATGGCACTCTCGGCAGGAAAAGGAGAAGTTACAAAAATGTTCATCCGAAAGTTGAATCAGGTTCAAGTGCAATGTAGTATACCACATCCATGGCAGTATTGACAAATCGTGCCATTTTAGGAGCAGACACAACTACCTCATATTTGCCAGGAAGAATCTTCATATTCTCAACTTTAAAGTTGAAGACAAAAGTTGATTCAGTTTCACCAACGTTGATTGAAAATTCATTAGAAGTAGAATTTTCTTTGTCTCTAACAAGAAGACTTACGGTGTTCCCATCTCCAATAGCAGAGATATCTTCAAGACCATACACAGAAGCAGCTTTGATTAGCTTATCAAGTTGATCTGAAGAAAGGTTGAAACACACATCTTCACTGGGAAGAGTAATAGATTTTTCAGGGGGACTCACAATAACAGAAGGATCTGCAAAGTAATACTTAGTAGTATTACCACCACCTTTAATCAAAAGATGACTGTCACTATTGAAAACAAGTTCTGGATCTGGGTGAAGAGTAATGCCACTCAAAAATTGATTAAGATCATAGATGCCAAAATCTTTAGGAATCTTTTCACTAATCACAGCTTCTGCAAAAATGTTTTTCATCACAGAAATTGTACGAATCTTATTACCACTCTTAAATAAAAGAGACTGATTGATGCTGGCAAAGTTCTTCAGAAGTGAAGCTGTTTTGTCGGAAATTTTCATGGGTTCTTTAAGTTTCATAATCAACGAAATTCAGTCAGACCATTGTCTTTACGGGAATAGTGTCCATCAAAATGGAGCAGTAGCATAGCATAGTGAATCACTTTAAGAAGGTCACGCTTGTTGCGACCATCCTTATCACCATAGCGGCTACCATACTTCAGGATGTTTGCCTGGCAAAAATGTGCGGCAAGATCCTTTGCTGCCATCAGGTCAATCGTTTGAGTGTTCTTATACGCTTCGTTGTGACCACAGTAGTGACTGCTATAAGTTCCAGTCACATAGTCCTGAATATCTTTCAGGATTTTATCTTCATCGTATTTCCAAAGATGATTTTTAGTTTCGTTCATAATAACAGGAATTTTTTCAAGATTTAGGGTTCCATCACCACCATCAGACAAGGTGAATTGGAATTGACTTTCTGAATAGGGATACTCGTCCATAACGATAGGTTCAGTACAATTGTTAGGAATATCGGGGTACATAGAATCTAGATATTCTTGTACCCAGTTATTAGTCATTATATCAGAAAACTTCGTCAGATGCAAATGCCAGCACCATCACAAGGCAACTGGAAATCAGCATCTACCTTATCGTACAGTTCCAAGAAGGACTGTTTAGTTGATTCATCAAAGCGGTTCACGCAAACTTCAATGGCTTTACCACGATTGCCAAAGATGCTATATGCACGAATAATGTGAACCAAACGACGAGTGCTGATGATTTCTTCAACACCACCATCGTAAAAAGTTTTACGAATGTTGTCCGCCCAATCGACCAACAGTTTGCAGAACTCACGATCCTCAACACCCAGTTCCAGAGCAATGCCTTCCAGAATTTTCTGCTCAATTTTAGGAGCAGGATATTCCTGTTCAAAGGTCACAGGGAAACGCTCAAGGAATGCTTCGTTGAGAACATTAGTGCCAATAAAACGACCATCATCAGAACCCTTACCCTTAGTGTTTGCAGTAGCAATCACATTGAAACCAGCAGCAGGCTTCACAAAACGACCAATCTTCTTGAGGAAGACACCCTTTCCTTCTAGCACCGATTGGAGGCAGAGAATTTTGTTTGAGGCGAGGTCAATCTCGTCGAGGAGCAAGATCGCTCCACGCTCCAGTGCTTCGATGACGGGGCCATTATGCCATACAGTAGCACCATCAAGAAGACGGAACCCACCAATAAGGTCATCTTCATCAGTTTCAATTGTAATGTTTACACGAATCAATTCACGACCAAGTTGAGCACATGCTTGCTCAACCGAGAACGTTTTACCATTACCCGAAAGACCCGTAATGAACGCAGGGTAAAAGATACGGGACTGAATAATCTTTTTAATATCACCAAAGTTACCAAACTTGACGAAGGTATCATCTTTATCAGGAATAAGGTTTTGCTCAACAGCAGGCAGAGCAGGAGGTGCTTGATAAGCCTGTTCCATTTTACCAATAACGCTAGGGGTGACTTCCAAATTCCAACGACCACGTTCAGTCTTGTACTGCTCAAGGCGGCGAGTTACAGTCGGATACGAAAGATTTTCCATGGCACAGTAAGCCTTCACGTCTGCAGTAGTAATCTCCGTACCATACAGAGACTTAAGTTTTTCAATCATCTGTGAGTCAGTCATAATAAGTTTGCGAGGCATTTAAAGTGTTGTGGTCAACGGAATGAATATAGTCGAAAAAAAGGGGGCTGTAAAGCCCCCAGTAGACAGTCTTAAAAGTGTCCACTCAACGCATAGATGGGTTTCTTTCAGCAGCACTCATTGATCCATGATCTCTAGGATCATCATCATCTTCTCTATCTCTCTTTTGTTTTTGTCTTTGTTTTTCCATATTTAAATTTTTCTGAGTCTTCAAATCAGCATCAGATCTTAATTGTGCTCTTGCAGTTGGAGAGCCACCTTTTCCCGCTCGTTGCAATTTGTAAAATAATTTAGTCACAGCAGCCTCATCTAAACAAGCCATCATATTTAAAGCTTCTGCATTGGTATTCACAAAACCTTCAGAAACTAAGTACTCTAGAATATCATCAAAATAATCAGCACGATCCTCCCTCATTTTTGTGGTGTATTTTTTACCTTGGAATTCAAACTCAGGCTTACCAGCCTTTTTAGCATCTGCAAAAGCGTTGTCAAATGCTTGGGCAACGGTTCCAACTTTTTTAGGTCCAACAATCTTAGGGCCAACCTTTAAACGGTTTCTAATTTTACCATCCAAATCCTGTGTGTTGTACTTGTTGATGCTGGATTCTGGCTTTGGCTTTTTTTCAGTATCTTTAGCAACAGGAGCAACAGCACTAGCTGCCACACCAGCGGCTGCTGCACCAGCCATAGCTCTTCTAGCTACATTTAAAGCATCAGGACCACCAGTCATTCTAGATGCTTTTGGTCTTACACCAGAGCCAGGAGCAGCCTGAGCAGCAAGTCTTTGAGTTCTAGCATCACCACCAGGGCCTGTAGCTCTGAACGGCATTCCAGCGTCTGTAGGAGTGCGTCTAGGAGCTGTTGGTGTAGATGCTACTGGAGATCTTCCTGCAGGCAATGCGGGTCTAGAAAGAGCAGTGTCAATTTTCTTTTTGAACTGCATTGTTGCATATTTACCAGGAAGTTCTGGGGTAGCTGCTGGTCTTGCAGATCTTGCACTTCTAATTGATGCTGAAGCTGCAGCTCCTCTTACAATAGATTCTGGTTTTGTACCAAGTGCGGTTCCACGAACAAGACCAGCATTTAATCTACCTGCAGAACTTAAAGCATTGATGACACCTCTAATTGCCATCGAACCTTTACCTTCAGTTAGATATTCTGAAATATCTACATCAAGTGCTTCTGATAATTCAAATAAGAAATCCTGAACAAGATTTGTTGAGAGTAAATCTTCAGCAAAAATTTTTGCCTCTTCAAGATCTTCAATGCAATATTGAAGTAACAGACTGGTTAAATCTTCGGAAAGATTATACTCAGTATTATATACTTCGTTATAAGCTTCTAGTAAGTTCATCCCACTATAAAACGTTTTTTTTATTTATAAAAAAAGAAGGGGACTAGCCCCTCAGGCAATAAGTTGAATGAACTCATTAAGAACTTTCTTATTCAGTTTTTTAGAACTCATATATTTTTTGAATGCGTTACGAATTTCAGTTTTTGATGCATTGTCACTAACTTTAAATTCAACATCATTAGATAGAGAATTAGAGGAAATTCCAAAATAAGTGTGGTAACCTTTAGTACGAATGGAGAAGGTTTTTTGTTTTTTCCAATCTGCTTGAAGTTTGTCAAATTCAGATTGATTATGGCGGTGATAGCGTCGCATGAATGATTGCGCTTCGCCAGAAGCAAGAAGACGCATACCGATAAAACTCACATTTGAGTAATGATTGCGAAGATAACGAATAAGCATATCCGTAAACTGAGTGTAACTATCAAGTTCTCTATCACCAGTATAAACATTGCCAGTTTTACGATCACGAAGGAAGCACTTATGGGGATTAAATTGACGAATCCCCATATAAGATTCTTCTTGACGAGTGACAGATACACAATAATTCAGAGGAGAAGCTTCTCCATCAGTGAGAACAAGTGTGTGAACTTTTTGAACTTTATTTTGTTTTTGAAACGCAGGGATAATTTGATTAAGAGCAATCAAAGATTCATTTAAAGGAGTTCCAGAAAGACACAAACGAGTAGGAATCCCATAAGTATTATTCCAATAACGATTACCGAGTTGTCGAACAACACGAAAAATAGCCAGCATTTGTTTATCTAATTCCATTTTTTTAGTTTTGCTAGTAAACAAATTCATCAAGGCAAACTCTGGATGAATAAAAAGATTTCCTTCTTTCTTTTTGTGATGTGGTTTTGGAACTACAGGATGAGAAAAATCATCATAAGTTACACAACGCCATTCATTTGTGAAAGCATAAACCTCAAAAGGAATAGAAACTTTTTTACAGAACCAAATCAAATTATACAGTTGCTTGATCGTATCTTCAATAACTTTATCCATTGAACCAGACCAATCAAGAATAAAGATCAGTCCATGACTTTTGCCATCAGCAAGCGTAGTGACTTTTTTAAAGAGATCTTCATTGTATTTGTAGGTATGAAGTTTAGAGCAGTCCAGAACGCCCGTGCGAGCAGTAGAAGCACGAGCATAAGAATCTGCTGCCTTGCGGCACTCAAACTCTTTAACCAGATAGTTAACTTCTTTCTGTGCAGATTTTTTAAATTCTACATAATCCCGATCAACAAACTTAAATGCGTCTTGGAATTTAGTATGTCCATTTTCAATAAATTGTGCTTCTTGTTTTTTCCAATATTTCTGAAGCACATCATGTACGTCTTGATTTGATGCAATGATGGTTTTAAGATCAAGAGTAGGAAGTTCGATATAAACATTCTCATCCGCCCAAGTGCTGTTATTAGTGAGTTCTTCAATAGCTTCACGAAGACGTTGATCAGTTTTGATTTCTGGAGTATTATGCTCACCACCAACGTCACTAGCTTGAGTTTCTTTTACTTCAGTAGTGGATTCTGAATCCACAGTTTCAGTTTTGTTTTCAGACTCTCCTGCATCTTCAGATTCAACAAGTTCGATCTGTTGCTGATTCTGATCTTCTTCATTTTCTCCAGTCAAAGAAATAGAAGTCTCTACGTTTTCTTCCTTTTCCATTTGGAAAAGTTTATACATTTCTTCTGCTGCAACAAGAACATCAGCAAAAGTTTCACAGGTTTCAATAAGATTAAGCAGGGTTTTTTCGCGCTCAGTAAAATTCACATCAATGAAATTACCCACCTTAAAGTGAAGGTTTACACGGTCAGGTAAACTGTAGGTATTATAATCTTCTTCTCCAATACCAAAGAAATCATCATCCTGAAGTTCTTTGTAACCATTAAACATAGTTTTAGAAAGACCGCCATAACGGCGCTTCATCAGTTTCTCGATGCGAGCATCTTCCACAATGTTCACAAATGAAGGAGGAATTTTGACAACTTCTGTCCAATCTTCATCAGGAGTGTACAAAGCATGTCCCACTTCATGCGCCACCAGCATGTCGTATATGGCGTTAGAAGCCCGTTCCCAGAGCGGTAAGGTCAAAACACGAGTATGGACATTAAAACACGCTGTAGAGACCTTCTTGTGCTCTACAATGAGGTCTTCGGTAGCAAGCAGGCGAGCAAGCTGACCTTTAATTTCGTAGTTGACAGCCATGAGATTTGTTTGAACTGAACCTATAATACGAAAAAGACCCACCTTTCAGTGAGCCCTTGTGACAGTTTTTCAACCGTCCTATTAGGTTTTTAGCTCGTGCCTTTGCTTGACGCATAGCTTGAGGTTTAAGATGGCGTTTCTGCTCCTTGCGAGAGTGATGCTGCCAGTTTGGAGTGTTAGTCATGCTGTCTCCAGTCTTCTGGTTTGTCTTGCGTAAACCATTCTACTATATCATCAACGTTACCAAATCCAGAGATTCCTTTAGATTCGTGTCCAATCCCACCAATATCAAGTTGGTTCAAAAAATCATCCATATCTCCTTCTTGCATCTCTGGGTTTGATGCCGTTCTACGTGCTTGTCTAAGAATCGTTGCTGCGCTTCTATTTGATTTTGCTAACTTCTCTGCCCAAATCATGTCTTCTAAACTTACTTCTTCACCTTCAACAATTTTATTACAAATTGCCTCTAAACGAAGTCTGTATTGTGTAGACAGCATATAGGAATACTATGATTTAAATTATTTAGACTACGCGGCTAAAGCCTTTTACTTTATCAAATTTTATTACGTTCTTAAATTTATCGTGTAATTCTGCTTTGTGAGAGATGACAAAAATATTGACATCTTTAATAACGTAACGAATAATTTTCAAGAACTCATCAGTACCAAATCCATCAAGAGAACTATCAAACACTTCATCCATAATTAATAAATTAGTGTTAACAGAGTTTTTAAGTCTGGCTACTTCTCTCCAAGTAAAAAGAAGAGCCAGATCTATTCTCATCTTTTCTCCTTCACTGAAGGAGGAATACGAAAAGTTTTCGTGAATTGGTGATTTAATTTTTTCATTGAATTCTTCATCAAGACTAAAATTAATGTAGAAGTCAAGCATCTGCAGATACTTATTAACCTGTTGATTAATTAATGGCAGATAATGTTTAATGATTTTAGTTTTTACCCCACCATCTTTGAGAAGAAGATAAATGAAGTCGTAGTAACCTAAGGAGTCTTTTTGTTTGGAAAGATTATTTTGAATTTCACCCAAAGATCTCTGGTATCCTTCTAACTTGTCATGTTCAATATTTTGATTTTCAAGTTGTTCGGTAGTCTTTTGAATTTCTGATTGTAATTCTCGGACTTGTTGTTGGTATCCAGAGATTTTAGTATTGTTGTGAGAAATTTCATGCGTTAAAGATGTTACCTCTTTAGAAAGGGCAATAAATAAACGCTCTCTTTCCTCTTCCTCTTTAATTGCTTTCTCCAGGTCTTCATAGCCTGTTCGCAACTCCTTTGCTTTATTTTGAGCGTTTGCAATTCTATCTAGGCGAAATCTTTCATCAATATTTTGAGTGCAAGTTGGGCAAACCATATTCTCTGTAAAAAACTTGTGCTCATTTGTAATGATTGATACTTTTTGAGAAAGTTTTCCCTTTAAGTTTCCAAGCTTACGAAGCTTCTCTGTGGGATTAGAAAAGTTTTCTAGGTCTTGTGTTATAGAATCTAACTTTTCCTGAGTAATTTTATTGTTAGCAACTGTAACTTCTTCTTGACTAAGCACATCATTAATCTTGGTCATCTTATCATCAATATCTTTTTGACCAAGTTCTTGAAGTTGTGTGATAAAAGATTGTTGCATGGAAATTTTTTCTTCCATGGAATCTTCTTTAAGTTCTAAAATTTTAATTTGATCTTTAGTTGTTTTTAACTTAATCTTAATGACATCATTCATTGATGAAAATATTTTAATGTCGAGAAGATCTTCAATAACTTCTCTACGTCCTGCAGCAGGAAGTTGCATGAAAGGTACAAAACTACTAGAACCTAGGACAACGATTTGAGTAAAAGACTTATAGTTTAGTTTTAAAATATTTTGTTCTAAATGTTTCTGATCATCTTTAGAGTCTGCATTCTGAGGAAGCTTCTCAGTGTTTTTATAAATTTCAAATACAGTTGGCTTCATGCCTCTAACAACTTTATATTCATTGTTAGCAATACTAAATTCAATCTCTACTAAACAATCTTTATCATTTTGAGAATTGATTAGCTGCGGCTTATTAATCTTTCTAAATGGTTTGTTAAAAAGACCAAATGTTAAAGCATCAAGAACTGTAGATTTACCAGCACCATTAGTACCAATAATTAACGTATTTTCAAATTCATTCAATTTAATCTCAGTCCAATGATTGCCTGTGCTGAGAAAATTTTTCCATTTAATCGTCTTGAATGTAATCATGATAATCAGGGGGAATCAATAAATCGTCGGAATTAATAATCAAATAAGTGTAATTGTTTGCTTCGCAAATTTTTATAGTCTTCTTTTCTTCTACTTCTATGACTTCCAACTCTGGATAATCATTTGCTTCTAAAAGACCAACATATCGTTCGGCATCGTCTTCATCAGAAAATAAATAGAGAACTTTTTGTCCGAATTCATTTTCTACTGCATAGAGTCCTTCACTAAAATTGTCTTTTAAAGCTATGACATACATTATCCGACCTCACATGCTTCTCTATAAATTTCCTCTATATGATACATTATTGTTTTTTTGTTTAAAGAGATGTCAGAATCCTCAACATATTTGTTTAGAATTGAAACAGTATCTTCAATTTGAGCAAGATCTACATCATCAACATCGTTAACTGAAAAGTTTTCAATTATCTTAACTTCATGACAATCAGACGCAAGCAACTTATCAAGAAAATGATTATATTTGGCTTGATTTGTTTTCTTGTCAACAATTAACTTAACGTATTTATTTTCACATTCTCTGAAGTCATACAGCTGATGATTTGTATTACTATAATTAATCTTCTTGAAAAGTTCAAATGGATTATTAATTGTAGTTAACTTTAAAGTTTCAGTATCAAAGATGTGAAATCCTCGATTGTCATCACAATCATTCCAATACATTTGATAAGGATTTCCCAGATAAAAAATTTTTCCATTATTAGATCTTGTATGATAGTGTCCAGAAAAAACTCTTTTAAATTTAGAGAAGATTTGAGGATCTAGCCCAGTGTCTTGAACCATTCCACGATACATGGAAAACCCACTCAACTCTAAATGACCCATCGCTACTTTTGCTTTGGTACTATCAATCATTCTCATTGTAAGACTTTCATTTTCTTCGTTAATCCAAGGAATAAAAAGAATTTGAAGATCGCCAACTACAAGTTCAGTTGGTTCATGAATCTTAGTTACATTATCGTATTTGTTTAAAAGAATATCTGCCGTATTAAATTGGTTGGTATTTTTATAGTAGGCAGTATGATTACCAATAACAGTCCAAACCTGGACTTTCATTTTTTCCAATCTATCGTAATAATTTTTCTTTGCCCAATCAAGACTCCACAAATCAATTACTTTACGACTATCAAAAGTATCACCAAGATCAAAAATCATAGAAATGTTTTCTTTCTCTAGCGTTGGAAAAAATACTTCATCGTAAAATTTTTGGAAGTAATCATGGTAAATCTTACTTCCTTTTTTAACGCCAAAATGTTGGTCTGTAATAATAGCTACTTTCATCAGTTATACGTCATTTTTTGACGGACATTACTTTTAATAGTATTGTAATCAGAATCGCTGGAGTCTAAAATATTTCCATCAGAAACAAACACTTCGTCAAATCCAGATTGCTCTAAAATTTTAGTTTTAATATCTAACTGACGCTTTTCTTTCTCAATTCTACGAAGGAATGCATAGTAAATAATTTGAGTAAAGTATGCAAAGGGATTGCCACGATTAATATCAAAGTTATCAATATACTGAACACAGTTTTCCACACCGTCACAAATCATGTCTTCACGGAACATATAGTTGACAAAATTTGGTTTGTATGATAGGTGTGTTGCAATTTTAAGAAAACACTCACCAATGTATCGTGGGATACGTGGTCTTGGGTCACCTCGATCCTTTGCCTTATTGACTGATATTTTGAAGTCAGTCAGTGCCTCAAGGAACTGTTTGTTGTTGACGTAGTGTTCTGCATTAGCCCTTCGTTTAGCCATAATTAGATCCGTTAATGGTCTTATTCTAACATAAAAAGGGGGACTTGACAAGACTCCCAAATATGGCTATAATAACTCTGCTAAGGTTGATAAAAATATCTTTATTAATTATTAGAGGATTTATAGAGTTTCTCTAAGTCTTTTCTGTATTCCTCTAGTTTAGATATGTATCCCATCTTTCTAGTAGGCTTTATCTTACCAGAACCAAACTGTACTTCCTTTACATATTGATCATAGACAGAGATAATCTTTTCATCTGTAACCTCACACATTGTAATAACATCATCCATATCAACAAAGTGCATTGTCTCTCCTGCATATTTAATCCAGGGTTCAACACGTACAACTGTACCTAATGGAGTATCATGTTCTTTCATAACAATAGGATTATCAAGAATTAAAATGATACCAGTATCTTCATCTGATGCACATACGGAAGAGATTACTTCCTCACCTGTTCTTAACTTTATAGATGCTAAGAAATCGTCTTCTATCATTTTTTCATACTAACTGTAACAATTTCATAATTAAATGCTTCTTCATTATAAATTTTAATTCTTTCCATAAGATGATTAAGAGTATAGTTCCTTAAATTTTTTGTTGAAATGTCATCAGAAATATCATAAAGAACAGCTTTTTCTTTTTTATTTCCTTTTCTTAATACTCTACCAATACTTTGAAGATTTCTGATTCTTGATTTGGATGGTGATGCAAAGATTACATTGTGAAGGTTTTTGATGTTGATACCTGTACTGAATGTTCCGTAAGAAGCAATGATTATTGCATTGTTTTCAAGTTCTGTAATTCTTCTTACTTCCTCACGTTCCTCAGCATCGACACCACCATAAACAAAAAATACTTTACGATCATTCGTTATACTACTATTTATTATGTCATAAATTACCCGTCCATGGGTGTTGACCCTACTATAAAGAATCAAAGTATTCCCTTTTAAATCAAGACTTAAATTTTTAATAAAATTATTTCTTTTAGAATGAGAAATTAAATATTGAATCTCATCTTCATAGGTGTTAAACTTTTGAGCTTCATGCTTAAGCAGTAAAATTTTAATATCAAGTTTTGATATATGCCCCTTATCAATCAATTCCTTTGTCTTAGTTACATTGTATGAAGGTCCAAACAAACCCTCTAAAATCCATTTGTGTGTCTGTGTTCCATCCAGTGTTCCAGTAAAACCAAAACGATATTTACAATCTAAAAGTTTGGTCATGATGTCAACCAAAGATTTTGATTTGAATAAATGCGCTTCATCACCAATGACAACATCAAAATCTGAATACCAATTTTTCTCCAACTTGTAGATAGATTGCCAAGTTGTAATTGTTATTGGCATTTCATTGCTCTTTTCTCTTCCAGAATAAATTCTATGACAATAATTTTCAGCATCCCAACCATAGTCTTGGAAATCTTTATACATTTGTTCAACGAGAGAAGTTGTTGGGACAACAATGAGAATTGACATTCCTTTCTCGGCATAATACCTGACAACAGAATAAATCATTAAAGATTTACCAGATGCTGTTGGGGAAATTAATAATCCTCTATTGTACTTCAGAGCCCTGTAAACTGCATTCAGTTGATAATCCCTGGGAGGATACTTTGAAATCTTTTTCATGTAATCTGTGACACCTTCACGAGATATCATGTCATTAATTTCAAATGGCACTCCATAAAATTTACTATCACGAAACTCATAAGTATAATTTAATTTTTCACAAAATGCTATAACTTTATCTAATAATCCAACATAAATTTCTCCTGTATGTGTGGAGAACAATCGTATTTTTCCATCCCAAAATCTTCTACGATATTGGGGCATGAATTTTGCGTTAGGTACTTCAAAGGTAAATCTATCTGAAAGTTCTTGTAATACGTGTGGTTCTGATTGGATCTTTAGATAGACTTCATTCTTTTTAGAGATAACTAAGTGACTCATCAACTATAACCAGCAGTAAATTTTTGAAATTCGATGGCATTCTTGATCTGATATGTTCTATTAAGAATTACTTTAAGAATGTCTTCAATATAATTTATCATAGTTTCATAAAGCTCAGTTTTCAGTTTCATGCCAGTAAGTTTTTTATCTGCATCTAGATAACGAACCATACTTTCTTTATCACGAACTTTAAACGGAAAAGGCTCTGCAGTATAAACTTCAGGATCTGCTTTGCCACTGTAATATTCATGTCGATCTTTTTTAACGACACTCATGTCATAGTAATTTTTTTTACTTAATAATTTTAAATTGTTATAAATTTTAAAATATTTTGCGTGTAATTGTGGTATCTTTAAAGATTCTAAATGTAAATTATCAGGATCAATAATAGAGTCGGTTTCCCACATATCCTGAATTTCATCAAGGGTCATAAAATAGCTCCACCAATAGTTTTCATTTGAAAGATTGTGTATTTAAATGTAACGGTTGCACTAAAATAACTGTAGTCAGTGTTTGTAGCATCAAATTCTAATGTGGTTAAAGATATTGGAAATAGATCTTTAAACTTAACTTGAAACTTTGGTTGATAGTTACTGTTTAAAATTTGAAGTACACCATCAGAATACTGGTTGTACATATCTTTGTTGCTATCCGCAGGGTAGTACCTATCTTCTAATCTTAATTCATTAAACTGACTTACATTTTCTGGGTATCCTAAGGCAACCATCCAGTCATAAATGGCTAGATAATTCTCCATGTTCTCATCAACAATAAAAGTCAAACTTAAATCGTCATACTGTAGTTTGTCACCAGGAACAGGAATATCTTTTAAGTATGTAGGTTGAATGGCTACTCCTAATGTAATTCCAGGAATATTTGCTTTATTGCTAAAGAAATCTACCTTGGGATACTTTGATAAAATAAACTTAAACCCAATAGGAGATAAGAAATTTCTATTGGCAATTTGATTTGGAAATGCCATTATTAATCGTGACTTTTAAATATTTAGATAAAAAAAGACCCCCTTGCGGGGGTCTGGGTGAATCGGAGAGTGACTCACATAAGGTTGGTAACTTGTACTCTTCTGTAGTAACGGTTAGCGTTAACACGGAGAGCACCGCTGCCCTGGCTGGTTCCTTCAGCGAATGGGTTAGCGACCATGCCGTAGCGGGTCTTAAAGCCAATCTTAGGCTGGAAGGTGTCCTGACCAACGGCACGAACCATTTGGAGAGGAACATATGGGCAGTAGAAGAGACCAGCATCATAAGGGTTCTGACCCTTATAGCCGATAACATAGTACTGCTGGGCAGATAGGTTAGCCGAATATGGATCGATGTATACCTTATACTTACCGTTGATAACACCAGCAAAGGTGCTACCAGTGTCATCAACATTTAGACCTACGTTGAGGGCTGGGGTGTAATCAAGTACACCAGCCATGGTTAGAGCGGAAGCAACGTCTGCAGAGCAGATGATGGTGTTGCCCTTTCCTCTACGAGTTCTTTGAGCGATAGCGTTAGCATCACGCTCTAACTGGAAGAGGAGACCCTTGAACTTCTCAACAGACCAACGACCATTGGAGTCAACGTCGAGGTCGAAGAAACCTGCGGTAGCAGTGTTGGTTTGAGCGCCAGCTTCTGCAATCTTGTAGATTGTTCTAACAACTTCTCTGTTGATTTCAGCAAGGATTTCAGTCGAGAGGATGTTAGCAAGCTCAGCTTCAGCATCAAGACCATGGATAGCCTTGAGGTCTTGTGCAAGCTCTAAGCTGTACTCAGCCTTGAGTGCTCTGGATTTAGCTGAAACAGTAACCTTCTCGATGCTGAATGCCATTTCATTGAAGGCATTAGCAGCTGCATCACCGAGAGCTTCAGCGTTGCCAGTGGACATAGCACCACCAACGTTGTAATCGGTTGAACCGATACCAGCAACTACGCCGATGTCGTTAAGGATTGCAGGGTTGGAACCACGCTGAGTGGTTGTACCAAGACCAGCGTTCGCATCAGCGAAACCAGCGGTAAGGTTGAGGCTGCTGTTCTGACCCGAGAATGCGGTATCTGCTTCGTTGAAGAATGCTTCCGTACCAGACTGATTGGTGTAACGGGTTCTCATCGCAAAGATAAGACCAGTTGGGCCAGTCATAGGCTGAACGCCGCAGATATCATAAGCGATAAGCTGAGGCATTGAACGGCGGATGAGGCTGATTAGAACTGGGTCGAAACCAGCAACAGGACCTGTAGGTGTAGCACTACCAGTAAATCCACCAGTGCCTGCTGACATGGTTGGTGAAGCCTCTGTGAGCATACGCTCAGAGCGTAAGAATTGCTCTTGATTTTCTAGCAAGATTGCGGTAACGCCCTTCTTATATGAATCCTTGATGGAATCAAGACCTTCACAGTTTAGAAGAGGTGCCCACTTTTCTTGCAAATGTTGTGAGTTGTACATTTGCGTGTTTTCTCCTGTCTTGGAAAAAGTGTTTACTTTATAATATTAAAATCACTTAGAAAATTTTGAAATAGCCTGTAAATAAGCATTCATTGATTCGGAAACAACTTCCGAGTCACTGCCTAGCATTTCATCTTCTCTTTCTGGAGTAACTGGATTTCTTGGGAAGTATGACTCCCTTAATGCTTCCAGCTTCTCACGATAGTCTTCTTCACTTACGAACTCAACACTTTCAGCCAGACTTGCGAGCTTGCTCTTCTGGGTCTCAGCGAGACCTCTTGAGACATCATAGAGAATTCCATCTGATACGGATTCGCTAAGTCTTTGGTTTAACTGAATATTTCTTTCGATTTGCTCGTTGAGTCTTGATTCCATGTCATCAAGTTTTGCGACCATGCTCTCAAGGACATTGTATTTATCTTCAGGGATTGATACATAATGTTCTTCAAAAAGACCCTTAAGGTTTGTCATGAATGACTCCGCAAGTTGAGCCTTGATGCCAGTCTCAACTTGAAGAGCATTCTCCTCAAGCCATTCACCAGCAACATACTCAAGGTATGAGTCTACTCTTTCGGTTAATTCTGCCTCAATAGCAGCAACATTTTCCTCAAGAGCAGCTTCATAACGAATCTGAATAATTTCAGCAGCTTCATCTACCTTTGCTCTTAGGGCAGCCTCAAAAACAAGAGCTGCTCTTTCCTTAAATTCTTCAGAGAGATCTTCGTCACCAAAAATGGCTTTTACATCTTCTTCAACATTAAACTCAAGTTCAACTTCTTCTTCAACTTCTTCTTGTGTCTCTACTTCTTCTACAGCAACTTCTTCTTGGTCAAGAGCTTCTTCTTCAGAAACAACTTCTTGATCTTCTTCAACTTCTACTTCTTCTGCTCTTGCAGCTTTAGCATTAACTACATCTCTAACGGTTTTAACGTTTTGAGTTGCTAACTTAGAAGAATCGTCGGTTGAACGATAGTTGTAAGGAGTAGGGCCACCTAAATCGGTGATCGATTGACCTGGAACACCAGCTACAAACTCAGAGTTTGATGGCATTGGATCGGCAGGTTTAGCGCCAGCGTTAACAGCTGTTTTTGATTGCTTGGCTTGTGACGTTAATTCCATTTCTTGTAAATTACCAGCAGACATTGTACTCTCCGAATAAAATTGATTACCTTTATTCTAATATTTATTTATAAATTATAAATTTCTCAAGTAGCTATTAAACAGCTTCAGGAGACGCTCTTCGCGGATTTGCTTATCAATTGTTGGTGTTAACGAGTTGATTTGCTCTAAAGTTTTTTCAGCTAAAATGCCGTTGTTCCAAATCCACTCTTTACCTTCCATAATACCTTGAACAAATGCATCAGGTGCGGAAGGATCTGCTACAATATCAGCAGCAGTTGCAAGCATAAAATCATCCCCAACATACTTGATGCCATTACGCTCAACAAGAGATCCAATACCTCTTGAAGAAACACCAAGCTTCACTCCTTCATCAAGAAGTGACTTGGCAATGTTACCCATTGGAGTATCAAGAATTTTTGCTTTACCAATAAAATTATTTCCTTCTGCTTTTAGACTTGTGATCATATGTGATGCACGATCTAAGTTCACAGTTGGTCCATCGGGGTGACCAAGTTCTCCAAGTGCTCTTCCTTCTTTAATATACTTTTGCGTATACTTTCCAACTTCTCTTTCAAGAATTGGGAAAGGATAGCAACGACCGTTGCGGTTTGTAATTTCTGCTTGAAGAAAAGGCCCTGTAATATAAAGATTGGTTTTACCATTCTTTTCTTCGGTGAGAACTTGAATATTCTCGATTTGCTCTGTAATTAGTTTCATTGTTTTACTGGGTAAATCCTACTTTTGCAACTTGAACCGTACCACCTAAAACATGAATTAAATCGGTGCTGGTCTTTTCAACAATTTCTGAAGTATTATTTAACATTGTGATAGAACCAATTCCAGTAAGTGAAGAATTTCTTAACACAACTACGACAGAACCACCAGAAGCATTAACAACTCTAACGAGAGTTGCACTTCCAACAGTAGTGCTATTACCAATTCCTGTGGCTAAATTAGCCTCATTACCTTTTACCTTTAACCTATACATCTTGATCCTCGGTTTCCATAGTTGGGTCAAACATTTGAGCACCAATAACAGGCTTTAACTCATCAATCATTGAAACGCTTTTTTGATATAGCATTTGTTTGATTGCATCAGTAAGTTCCGCAGCTGGTGCGTCGGACATCACCATCCCAATAAAATCATCTGTTTCCATAAAATTACTTATAAAATCTTATATTATTTATAGTTTGTTGGTTTTCTTAGTATCTACTTCGTCCGCTTCTGGTGCTTTTATGTTTGCTGCTTTTTCACTAGGTTGCGGATCTTTAACAGGTTTCCCTAACCCAATCTCAAGATCTTTTGCATTTTGATTTTGAGTTTTCTTAATAAGATTCTGACCTGTTTTTTGAACATAATCAGTTGGCATTCCAGTTTCGGGATCGGTTGGTCGAGTAGGTGGTGGAATAATACCTGCGTTAAGTTCATCCGCAATTTGGAAATCAATTTCAATCATTTCCTCTTCGGTCTGACGTAAGATCTTTCTTCTTATATATTCATTGGAATAATATTTTCCAACATAAGGTTCTACTTGCTGAAGAAGAGAAATTCTTTCATTCATTAATTCCGTTTGTTTTAGTTCAGCAAAATGGTTGTCGTAAACATAATCATATTGAATGTGATCACTCATCCACTCCCAATCTTGTGGAGTGATGATATTTTTAAGAACTAATTGTGTCTTTAGTAGATCGTGGAATACATTGCTAAATCTTTTACGCAATCTCCCTACAAATCTAGAGAACATGATTTCATCTCTAAGAATTTCAGAAGATCTTCCTAAATTAAATCCACCGTCTGCAGCAATTCTAGATTCAGGAATACCTAAGGAACGATAAAGTTTCTTTTGGAAGTATTCAATATCTGCAAGTTCTCCAAGATTCTGTCCACCAGGAAGAGTTGTGATTTCTGTACCACGACCACCTTCTCTACGAGGTAGCCAGAAGTCTTCCATCATACTGGTAAACTTTTTATCATCACGAACTTCACCAGTTGATGCATCATAGACAAGTTTATTTCTATAACGCGACATTACATCACGAAGATATTGTTCCGCCTTGATTTTAGGAAGATTACCTACATCAATGTAAAAAATTCTACGCTCTGGAGCACGAGACAATCTGTAAATAACCAGAGAATCTTCAATCATACGAAGTTGATTGAGAGACTTGATTGCTTTATGTAAATATGATAAAGCAGTCATCTTGTTGCGATCAATAAGACCTGAAGTAATATAAGTTACGGAGTCTTTTGCTAACTTAACACCTTTACCATATCCGCTAGCACCAGTTGAATATCCTTGACTCTTAGGAGTATAAACAAAATACTCTTCAATATCAGGGAAGTCTAACTTTTCAACACCAATTTCTCTAGAAAGAGTGTTAACGTTTTGGATATCAACGATATTGCGATTATCTTTTTTCTTTAATTCTCTTACTAATTTAATTTTAAGTGAATCAATATATCTAATTTCTTGAATACCATTTTGAGGATTCTCAAGATCAATTACTTTATGGTAAAATACACGACCATCAACATACCAGTTTCTAAAAATTTCATGAGCTTTTTTATCAAAGTCCATCAATTCTTTGATGTACTTAAATTCATCACGAATGATATTTTTAATATTTTCGTCTACGTTTAAGTTTGATAATTCAATCTCTACAGGGGAATCATTTAATTCTGATACAATAGCTTCATTTACAACATCTTCAATAGCTTTGTCTGCTTCAGGATGCAAAGCCATTTCACGATATCTTTTAATCAAATCGTACTCGGTTTTATATACACCTTCAATATCTACATATTGACCATAAAAGCCTGAAGAAATATAGTAATCAACCCCGTCCTCATTGTTAGGTGGAACGGGGGATACTTGTTTCTTAGGTTTTTTATAACCGTCATCAATTGAAAAACCAAACAGAGCCATTACGTTTTGAAGTAACTTTTATCTATTTATTATCTTACTTCAACCCCGTTTGAACCATTGTATGCTTCCCACCATTGAACTTGGAAGTCAACTTGGAATTCTTCAATCTGGCTGTTTGCATCATATGATAATGCAATAGCTGAAACTGAAGATGGGAAGATGCCATGGAAATTGTAGTATCTCAGAACAGGAATATTCTGGGAACTTGCAGTAGCAGAGTTTGTAGGTGCTCTACCTAACTGATAAACTTTACCATCAACTTGATAAGCTGAAGGATCAATTTGACCCGAGTTATCAGAAACTCTGTTGATGAAGTTCATCCAACGCTCAAAAGAATTTCTAAGAGCAAAGTCTGTATCGTTAATAACTGTTACTGACCATGGTTCAAAGGTTCTGTCTCCAGCAATTTGAAGCATTCTACCTCTGAAAGGAACTGGAATTGGGGTAATTGTTGAAGCTGGTAATGAGGCAGCTTTTACAAGGAATCTAACCTTGTCGTTGATCTGAGACTCATTAACTCCATTAGGAAGAGCTGCTGCTGGAAAAGGAATTTCAACCTCAAATAGATTTGGGCGAACACCACCACCTGCTAGTCTTCCCTTGAAGTTATCTAGAAATCTTCCGTCAGATCCTGAATTTGGGATTTGTTGAATCGAAGGCATTGTTCTTTAACTCCGTTGTTGTACTATTATTTAAATCAAACTCTTCCAACTACTTCTTCAAAGCTGATACCAGTTCTGGTAGCAACGAAGGTAAGTCCGATGTAATTAATGCTACGAGCAGGTTTTACAAAAATATCAGCTCTAAACTCATTAGCATCAATAATATCAGGAGTATTGTTTGTCTCATCACAAATGAGTCTATAATCAATAATTCCTCTCTTAGCAACTACATCACGGAGATATGGCTCAACAATATTTACAAAGTTTGATCTTGTGATTTCATCGTTGAATTCAAAGAGTTGAGTTCTAGCAGCTCTTTCAATTGCAGCCTCAATGGTTAGGAATAGCATTCTAACGTTGATTCTATCGAATGCAGATGCATATGATAGACCAGTCTTATCTCCAAAGAGGATGATACCAGCTCCAGGAGAGAAAATGACTGGATTGATTCTCTTGACATAGAGAAGATCTCTTTGTGCTTGAGTTGGGTTATATGCAAGCTTAACAGCGTTGTTAATAACACCTCTCCTAGAACCTGCAGGTGAGAACCAAGGATAATCAGTAATTACCGTTCTGCAAAGGCAACCTGCAACATCAGCGTTTAGAGGAATATATTTAAACTTATTTGCAAATCTGTCGTACTGATACTTGTAACCACTATCAAAAATGCCATAAGACGAAGAAGCGATTGCATCATAGAAATTGATGATATTATTAGTTTGAGTACCAGAATCAGCTACATCAACAACTGCAGATCTGTGTGGAGAAATGACAGCAATACAGTCCTTTCTAAGTTCGGCAATGTTGATAAGTTGATTTGCCTTGGCTTGAGTGGTAAGTTTATCCGAGAAACCAGGACCCATGATTAGGTAGTTTATTGGATATTCCTTAACAGTCTCAAAGATTCTATATCCATTCATTAAATCACCAAGGGTGACTAAGTATCTTGGATCTGTATAGGCAGAGGAGATACCAGGAGTACCGTAGGTGTTACCACCAAGGAGAGTATAGCTCTTAGCTCCCTCAGCGTTGAATGTTACTCCTTGTGCCTTCTGACCCCAAGCACCACCAGTAGTGCCACCAAAACCAGTTGCAGAACCTGCAGAAGCACAACCAGCATAAAGGTATTCTGAACTTAGTGCAATATAATTTTTGTAGTAGATGTTTTGGCTTGGGGAAAGCTGAGCATCAGATGCCTTGGATAAGCCAATGTGCTTCTCAAGAATATTTCCAGCAATTCCAGTTACAGAACCGCTATCATCAACAACGACAACATGAATTTCGTCGTTCTTGGCGCTTCTGCTATTAGCATAGGTTGAAGTTCCTGGCTTAGGAGCAATTGAATTCCAGTAAACAGTTGAATTTACTAATCCAAGAGTTTGCTGGTTGTACCAATCGACAGCAGTAGCATTGGATGTTCCAGTTGTACCAATTCCAATGAATCCATTAACGGTGGTTGCATTAAATGCGTAAAGATCTGGAGTATAAGATACTGCAGTTTCTACTTGAGTTGTGCTGTTAACAACACTGGTAACTTTAACATCAATGTGAGTGTTGCCGATACCAGTAACAATACCTTTTACAAAACCAGTAAATGCGGTTGTGGTTCCTACACCAGCAACTGCAAATGTACCAAGTTGAGTTACAGCGGCTCCAACTGTTATTGCCGAATATAATTGGGTGACTGTGGTGGTTCTGGTAAACGTTAAGGTAGTTGTTGCAACTCCTACTGCGGAAGAAGGAACTGAAAGATATACAATACCAGCACCGATTGCAAGAATAGTGGTTCCCGCACCGATAAAAGTTCCTGAAACACCATCATTAACAAGTAATCCAGTGGTGTTAACACCAATGCTAACATCATATATTTCGCTAAAGGTTCCTTCAGTTGTTGCAATACCAACAGTAGTAGCAGTAGTTGCTGTAGCAATGCCAGTATTTACACCGATAAGTCTTTGATCTGCAAAAGCATCAATGACACAAACTTTTAATCCGTTTGCCCAAACGCCTGGATCTTTTGCCGCCCAGTGCCAGGTTGATGGTGAAGAGTAATTTGTGGTATAATCTTCGTAGTTCTTGATCTTAACAGATGTAGATCCGAGACCTACAGCCGTTGGTGCGTTTGCGTTATTTAAGTTTGCTCCATCAGCTCTGACTACACGCAATACGCCACCATAAGTTAAATAGTTTGATGCACTATACCAATATTCGTATTGATTATCATTTTCGCTTGGCTTACCAAACTTATTAATTAAATCTTTTTCGCTCTCAACTAATGTGGCTTCCTCCACAGGACCTCTTTCAAAAGGTCCAACAAAAGCACCAGTTAATTGACTTACGGAATCAATCCTTCCAACAGTTAGATCTACTTCTCTAACTTTAATTCCAGGTGAAACTAAACCTAAAGCCATTTGGATTCCTCTAGTAGTTCTTCATTTGCTCTATGAAATATTTATAAATTCCTTCTTCTTACCGATAGTCCCACATGTGAGACTTATCTCCATATTCGTCTACATGCCACTTATCGTCCCAAACCTTTTGATCTTTTTGACTAGCGAACAACCAACGATCTCCAGTTTCTTCTTCTACAAAACCTGTGAGGTCTTCCAAACCGTCCACAATAAATCCAAATGGAGCCATATCCTGCTCAATTTGGTTTTTTTGTTCTTCATAAATTCTTTTACGAACGTCATTGTCTGTCATCTCCTTAAAGTAGGGTTGAACAACTAACCATGCAAATATAACCAAACACATTGCTAAGTCATCATTACACCCCTCTTCAGCCTCAAATGATTGATTTTTTTGGATAAATGTGGTAAGCTCACTAATGACATCATAATCTGAAAACATTAACTTATCATCTTCAATTAAAGTTTTTAAATTAGAGCATCCAACTTTTTTAACAGTCTTACTCATTTTAAGACCAAGTTGAGATTTAGTACCAGAAAATCCCTGACCTACAATTTGACCAGCCCTACCTCTCATAGCAACCATAAGAAGATTATCATACTCAAGATCAAATTGTAGGATTGAAGCAACTTGATCACCAACGTCGTTGGTTTCAATCAACACATATGCTTTATTATATGCCACTGCTAACTGCTCAATAATGTTTGGAAATAGCATTGGTTTGATTTCGTTATTTCGATATTTTGCTACGATCTTATATGGAAATGTTGTTATATCAAAAACAACAAATGCCGAATAATCGTGCGATACTCCTCTAGCAACGTCAGCAGTTAAGATATAACTGTTACCTTCTATAGCTTCTTGATATACATCTAATCCTTTATTTGTTTTAATTGGTTCTTCGTATACCAAAGATTTTAATTTTGATGCTGATATTAGCGTATCAACAGATCCCAAAAATTCACACTCAAATTCTTGAGAGAACTGTTGTTTAGACGTGTTTGCAATAGTCTGTTCTTTCCATTCAGCATCACGACCAGGAACTTCTGACCAGTGAACCTCAGTTGTTACATACTGATTTCTACCACGCTCAGCATCGTGCCAAAGTCGGTAGAAGTGATTCATGCCCTTGGGGGTAGAAACAATGATTACCTTTGTAGATGTACCAGGGG